AGCCCGGTAATGAACGGTTGGTTCTGCCGATCATCCAACGCCTGAGCAGCAGCTTCACGCTCACGACGAGCAAGCTCGTCATTGCTAACAACTCGGAGAACCGACAGACCAACCGCAGCCATTACTTTTTACCCTTGGGCTTGACGTAGCCACCGTTCTTATAGCCGCGACCGCTCTTAGCAACTGCGGCTACCGCACGTGGGCTAGCCTGCTCAGGAAGCGTAGGGCGAAAACCTGCCCTACCGTTTGGAGTAGCCGGTGGCATCGGGCCACCCGTACCGGGTTTAGTGCCGCCTTTGCCATAACCTTTAGCGCGGCCCATGCCGCCCTTACCCATACCTTTACCCATCATAGAGAAGTCCTCCGTAGGAACAATGAAGAACTTAACAACATACGCAACAAAAAGAAAGCCCCCGAATTAACGGGGGCTAGTTTAATCAGGGAGGAGGAAGAAGCGTCAAAAGTGGACATCACCGTCGCGGTGATGCTGCGAGATGCAGCACCTTCAACACAGCCACCATATTACGTCCAACCGAGGGATGCAATAGTTTTAATCTCTCGCCGCCGGTTCACCAGCGAGGCATCGTCACCGCCAGCGGCAATGTGCAGCATCAGGTACTGCAACGCTTCAGCAACGTGCGAGTGGTCGTTCTTGTCGATGTCCATGTCGCCCTTAGGCTTGTAGCGGTAGCCGCCCATCATCGCTGCCTTCAAGCGTGTGCAGCGCGGGTCAAGCAAGAACGCCGGATCACCGTCCACCTGTCGCATCAGGAAGTCATCCACCGCGTTGATACGCGCCGACCGTGAGTTGGTCTTAGCCGCAATGACCTTAAGCCCTTCAGCCTTGATGATGTCCACCACGCTGCGCTCATCCGTCTGCGCTCGCTGTGTACCGGCGGGGTCAACTACGATCAGTACCGGCATCCCGGAGAAACGCTCATAGAGCAACGGCTTCAGCATCTGCTGGATAAACCGTTTGGCACCCATGTCGAAGCTCACGCACTCAGCAAGAATAAGCGCTCGACCACGAGCGTCGTGCTGCCCGATGACAGCCGCAGGCGTAAGCCCAAGGTCCATGCCGATGATGATAGGTCGGATGCCGTTGCTGATGGGCCTCAGATTTTCCCGTGCCATATGATAATCAGGACGAAAATACTTATACACAGGCATACCAGCGGAACTAAGACCGTACTCACCATCGATGTAGACGCGGATGTACTCGTCCGACCGGCCCTGCGTGTCATAATATCCCTCCGGTAGGTTCTCTACGTTTTCAGCATAGGGGCTTCGACCGGACGGCTGCTTGAAGACATCCCATCCATTATCGTTAGTGGATACTCCGTCCTTGGGATCAAGGTGCTCAAGTTGGTAATACCACCATGTATCCATTGTAGGTGGGTTGGTGTCCCCCCACATGCCGAACCACGTAGGTCCGCCATCTTTTGCAGATGGGAAGCGACCAATTCGTTTTGACATTGCATCGACGATATCGGGATGGATGTCGCGACACTCGTTGAACCACGCAAAAGTAAGTTCGAGTGAGTTAAGGTTTGCCACATCGTCTGCATCGTCCAGCGCCCGGAACATTATCTCGCACTCGACATCCCCGACCTTGAAGAAGTAGGTCTTGGTCGTCTTCATGTACTCCCCGCACACCCCCGGCGGGAACCAGTCCAAGAACGTTTTGATTGTGGTGTCCTGCAACTGGCGGGCCGTCTCGCGCACAACTGCCGCTCGTGAGCGGCGCACACCTTGGGCGTTGGGCTCTTGCATGGACGCTCGCCGCACAACCTCAAACGAGCAGGTCACTGATTTGCCCGACCCGACAGGCCCTAGCAGCACCCGCATCTTGGCGTCGGACGCCATGAACTTCTCCCCTGTCGGCGGGGGAGTGTAATTAATCTCTAGGGCCATTGGTTAACCTCAATTCTTCGCCATCCGCACCATCGCCCGCGTCAGCGCCGCCAGCATCATGTGGTTGTCGGACTGCTTCGACCAGCAAGAGTACGTATCTTCATTGGTCGTGGTCATCAGCACGACGATGCCGGTAAGCTCACCGGCCTCTCGCAGCGCTTGCACCTCAGCGAGTACACGATCAATACTCTCCTCGACCTTAGCCTGAAGTTTCTTACTCGAAGTCTCAAGAACTCTAAGTTCTGCCATATTAGTTCAGCTTGCGCCGCCCCTGTTCATAGTCTTCTCGACCGTCCATGCTGTTATGGGTGATGATGAACCCACCCTCATGCTCTTCTACCTCAGGCCCGCACCAGCAAACGCACGGAGTGAGGTCATGCTCACGCCCGTCCCCCGAGGGGACCACGTGCCATGTATAGATAACGTCAGGATTGACCAGCCCCTCGTCCACAGCAGCCTTAATCTCAGGGTAAATATCGTCCTCGTCAACAGTGCCGTCCGAAAACTCGTCCGACATGGGCGGAAGACCTGTAAAGTCCCGCTTTACACCCTTAGACATCGCATTGAGCCCCTAGTTTAGAGTAGTTGAACTACAAAAAGCACACCAAAACGTCGTGTTTTTGCTACTTTAGTACGAAAAGGTACGTTATTTCTGCGCAGGAGGGTCTCAACCTCCTTGGAAAGTAGGGCCGATGACAGTTTTATGCAGGGAAACCCGTCATATTCCTCAGTAAATATCCTCATAAGGGTTGTCGTACTCAACTGACGCTGCCTCCACGGGTGTATTTGAGGAATAAGTAGCGGAGATGACGGGCTTGGAGGCCGAAGCTAAGGGCGCAGGGGTGTTGTTCCCGAGGTTAATCGTAATTTTCACACCACCTGTAGCCCCGCCGCCGTCCTCAGTGCCACGGGGTTCATAGCCCGCCCACTTTACAGTCGATTTGATGAGGTCAGCCTTGACCGCCGGAGAGGTATCCGGGTCGTGGATCAGTGCGTAAGAGGTTTGCAGAAGATGTTCAGCCTGCACTCGTGCCTTCAACTTGAAGGACAACCCCTTATTTTGGATATCGTCACGATAACCAGTGACCTTCTGCTGAAACACAGGGTCTTCGTTGATCGTGAGAAAATCAGGAGGGGAGATGCTGTGGGCTTTTAGAATAGCACCAAGGCTGTCGCCGCTGCCTTCCAGATGGAGGGCAATCTCCAGCGCCAACCGATCATCCCAACGCACAAGTTTTTGCAACATGCGAGAAGGATAGCCACAAAGAAATAAAAAGAAAAGGGGGATACCGGGGAGAAAGGAGGAAAAACCCGATACCCCCCACACTGGCCGAGGGAGCCTTTGGGCGCGGAGGTCAACCGCTTAACCTGCCGAGCATTGTTAGAATAGCGGGGCGAAAGTAATTGGGCAAGAGGGATAATACGTATATTTGGTTTTTTGGGTCTTGTTATGAGAGCGATACTTCCTATTGCGGGGGGCGTCCGTTTCCTCTGTCCATGTACCCCCCTCCTGCCCGTCCAGCGGACGGCAAGCGCCAAGCGCCGCGCAAGGCGGCTGAGCGAACAAAACGCGAACAAACAGGGGGATGTTGACATGTGGATCGGGATGTGCATAATGGATGGTGTTGATGCAGACCACCGCATGAACTGCTCTTTGAAATCGTGAACGGTCTCCGAAGACTTTGCTTGATGCTTAGCCAATGGTGGCTAAGCCCCGGCAAAGCCGGAAAAAACGGAGACTGAAAATGGCTAACGTGTCTTTCCCCGTGTCGGTTCGTTCCGACAAAAATGGCCTCGGCGTCTTTACCTTCGACGCCAACGGGAAGTGGAGCCCCGGTTCCGAAACTGCCTTCCTCAAGGCGGTCGCAGAAAAGGGCGTGAGGCTCTCCCCATGGGCAGTCTGGGACGCCGTGAACGGCACGGACAAGGAAAGGACGGCTTGGACTGGCAAGGAATTGCTGGCTCTCGCCAAGATTGCGGACAAGGTTGAGTTCGTGATCGTCAAGCGGAAGTGGCCGCAGGCTGTGATCCGCTTCAGCAAGGGCCGCGCAGTCTCGACGCTGCTCTAAGCCAAGGGGCGGGGGAGAAATCCCCCGCCTCACTTCTCACCAAAAGGAAAGCCAAATGATCCCAACGGACATAAGCGCCGAATTCCTCGGCTTGGTTGTCGCCCTCGTTATCACGTGGGTAGTGTTCTTCTTCCTCGTTTGGAGGATGTCCAAATGAGCCTCGCCCCACTGGCTTCGGTCAGTGGGGTTTTATTTTGCCACGAGTTCCAGTGCGCACCGACTTGCGAGTTGCGGGCTTTGGCTGTGAGGCTTTGCGTTCTTCTGCTCGCGTTGCTCGCCCATTCGTCGGGGGGCTTTGGCACTTAAAGCGGCGGAACGTAGCATGTAACATAGTTAAAACGCGTAATGCTATGGCTTAGTTAACATAAATAGCTAACTTAACATGCAGAATGGAGCTATCTATACGCATATGTATACAACTTCTACGCCAAAATGAAAGTTAACATAGCTGCTACGGGTATTTCGCACTAACTTAACATGAAATTTGCTACGTAAAAACGAGCGGTTTTGGATAGTTGTTACGTGTTGCCCGGTAAAATTATCCAAAAATGCCAGTCGTTAGTTAACATGCCAAAATTCTGGATAGCGATTTTGGATAGCTGCCAACCCATTGATTTCTCTTTCTTTTTATTTTATTTTATAGGTATAAATATATATATATTATCCACTATCCAAGAAAAATATACGTACCAGAAATGTTGAGGCTGGCAATGGCTGCTGCTAACAACCTAAAAATTACCGTCTCTCAGCCATGTTAACTGGCTCCCCCTCTTAAAAGTTGGGGGGTATCCCAAAAATCTTGGATAGTTGGATAGTTGTAGCAAAATCAAAGGGTTACAGCCGCCTAATTTTGGATAGTGGCTGGATAGCGGCTGGATAGTGGCAAAATTGTGTTCACATTTGGCCCGCAAAAAGAATTCATGTTAACTTAGCTTTTTGCTAATATATGTGGGCTTCCCTTAGTATGTTAACTTTGTCAGATGAGAACAACGCATTAACAAAACAACCCCCCTTCGGGGGGTTGACATCTCGCCCCGGCTGTGCCATGATGGCCGGACCGTCGAGCCCCGCTCTACGGTAACAACTAACTAAATTATCAACAACTCTTGATGGCAATAAGCCGGAGGTTAAAATGTCCTATACCGATTTCGTTCTCCCTGCTGACTGGGCTTCGGCCCTTATCAATAACGACTACAGCGGGCTCACTAACACCGAGCGTTATGATCTGGAGCATACGCTTATGCTCCTCGGGCTGGAAGCTGCCCGCTGTGTTACCGCCACTAGCCATACGTTCTTTACCTATAAGCATGATGCTGCTTGGGCTGGTATCGGCGGCGCTGAGTGCCTTACCTATTCGTTTGTGGCTCGGTGAGGGTTAGTGCTATGATGGCTATGGTTTCGATTAACTTCTTTGATGGTCGTACACTGACCATTACCCGGCGTCAGGTTTATGCCCTTCGCCGTATCTATAAGCGTGGTCTCCATGATGCCACTAACCTGCGGGATTTTATCTCGTTGGCTCAGCCTACCATTGGTTGTGATGGCATGGTCGCTATCCCTTATGGTGCTATGTGGCTGGCTGTTGAGGCTGATGGTTACGTTCACTCTTAAGGAGGCTTGAGATGAGTTCTTCTATTCCTAAGAAGCGTGTTTCCAACCGGGATATGGGAGGCTTAACAGCCTCCCTCGTTCTCTTCTCCAACCATAAGTTTAGCTGCTTTAGCCGAGAGCTAAGCCGGTTCATCTGTGAACCTGTCACTGGTCAGTTGGCTTACTCTGAGCCAAGGGGCTATGCCGTGTTCTCCTATGGCGACCACTTCCCGATCTACTACTATGACCATGACGCTAAGCTCTGGTACGGGAATAAGGATAAGTACAGCAGTACTACCAGCCGTCATCAGTCACAGGCTTGGCCTAAGGGTGTAGGTCGTGACCAGATCATATGGGTTAATACCCGGAAACTGCAGAACCTAGTGGATAAGGGTTATCTTAAGAGCGTTAGCGAAAGGATTACAGCATGAAGATTAAGCGCATGCCTTGGGGCCCTAATGGCCGGATTATCCGTATGGTGTCTGACGACACTATCGAAGTGAATGGCACCCTGTGGGATGCCTTTAGTGGGGCTGAGCGTGATGACCTCATTAGGTCTGAGGTGAAGCGCTATGAGAGGGATAAGAAATGAAGATCAAGATTAGGTTCCGTGGGATTACCCCCGGCAATTTGGGTGGCGACCCTCTGATGGACCCGCTTAAGAGTAAGAAGGGTATTGTGCTCTACTCCCCTGCGTTTTTCCTTATGCCAGAGGAGAACCAGAAACACATGCTCTACCTTCAGTTCGACAACTGGTTGCACAAGACGGGGTGGTTCCACCCCGATTATGAGGTGAAGAAATGAATAAGTACTACTGCCGTTGTGGCGACGATATAGCCCCAGAGCGTTATGCTCTGGGGTTTAGGGCTTGCCTCTCCTGTGGAGAAGTTAAGGCTAGAAGAGTGCGGCATACTGTCGCACCGCTGCACAAATCGGCTTACTTCTTAATCACAGAGAAGCGGCAACTGGCACAACTGAATAAGTATAACAACGACACACCCGGAGATAACACCTAATGGCAACTGAACTCAAGAACAACGAAGCTGCATTGGTTGCACAGTGGGATGAAGATAAGCAGGAGTACTTCCTTACCTTGGCACTGCCTAGTGAGGAGGAGTTCGCTACTACCCCATTGCCTGATGCATTTCTGTTGCTGACTGCCTTGTTCCTTAAGGTCCATAACGACCCTGAGTTTGTGGCATCCGTGATGGATGAGATGTCTGATAGCCTTGAGGCTATGGTTGCGGCTGAGACTGAGGAAAACATTAAGGCGGCGATGGACGCTGCTGAGGAAGCGGCAGTAGACCTTGCTGCTAGGAACTTCGTCGAAGGTCGCCAAACGAAATAATCGAAACTGGTCGCTGAGTGC